TTAAATATCTCTTTCCGCTGTTATTCTGTAAATCCCCGCTTTTGTCTTATCCACATCAATTATTTTCCATTGTTTTCCATCCGCTTCAAAAGTGGCATTTATAGCAATAGCAGGACAATCTACCGCCTGCATGATTACATTTATTCGCCCTGTAGGAAGCATGATTGTGTTACCTTCTATATCTATGGCTTTCTGGGTCATAAATATAGGCAAATCACTATATATAGGTATAATTTCGTATACTGGCTCGCCCCATTCGGTATAACCTTTTAGTATTTGTTCTTCCCCTGTTTTGATGTGCATTATAGCGTTACAACGTCTCATAAGTGCTTTATACATTTTGCCACGTGGCCCATTTATTTCACTGAGGATAATAAATTTAAAGCCATCAAACTCCACAATATCCCCTGCATGAATTGGCTCTATGGTGGCTATTTTCTTATCGTCATATTCCAGGTTTAAAGCAGTATTACTAATTAAAGCCCTGGCAGGATTTCCATTTACTAAAACATTCTTCCCTAGATATCCCAAAATATAGTCTATATCTGCCATAGAAATTTCAAAAATACTCATATTATCACCGCCTAATTAGCAAACAACATGAAATAATCGCTATTTTGGGTAGTATCAATTGCCATTTGCCTTATCTGTCGCTCTAATTGGTCTATGCGATTTTGTATATTATCGGCGAATTGAGTAATAGTTATATCGTCTGTTTTATAGTTTTTCATTCCAGAAGGGTCATTGGCAATGCTATTTAGTGCCGATAAAGCGGCCTGGTAGATTTTACGCTTGTTAGCGGCGGTGTATTCGGAATTGAAATCAAGATCGGCTTCCATTAGGTAACAAATTAATTCATCATCGGATAGATTTATGCCTTTGAGTTCTATTTTAAGACGCTCTAGGTTAGTCATTTATATTCCTCCTTTTTTTAAAAAATAAAACTGCAATATTTTGCAGTCGATTTTTGAACTGCAATTTTTGCAGTTTGGGATTTTTGGAAAAAATTTCGCACGTGAAAAATAGGGTATGCTGCACCCAATTTTTTCCAAAAGGGGGTATCGACTTCATACTTATGCATTTGTTAATAATTTCCAAAACAACACAAAATAAAAAACAACGTCCGATAATCTATCTTATGTAAACTACTTCTATCCCCCTCAAAGCCAGTCGTATCAAGGCTTTCAGGAATTGAGGTTTATTTTATATAATTATTTTATCGGTAAACGTTTATTGTTTTCCCTAATATTTTCCTAAAATCTGGTAAATTTGCTTTATAAAACGCTGATTTTATTTAAAATTTGCTTTTTATTTTTATGCTGGGTTATGAATAATTATGTTTGCCATATATTGCCATTTGTGGAATTGTCTGAATATTGATGTTAAAAATCTGTCTGAGAACGGATATATGTTGAAATTTTTTCATAGAGTAACAGGGCCGAAAGTGCGGAAACATTCAATTCCTACTAAACCTATCGGAATTATAGGATTTCTTCAAAATACCCTTATTGAGAATCATTCCTATTAACGTTCATTTTTTCATTGTTCAAACGTTCAATTTCTTGAATTGTATCATTTACGTAAGGATTTTGCTCAATCATTGTCTCAAGGCTAATAGCCCCTATACCTCTAAGGGTCTTGAGGTTATCAATAATATCCTTCTCATTCATTGGTCTTGCCGTCGTAAATACTACATTCACGCTTTCCATTTCCTCATCTGAAATATTTTCGCCATTCAAAGCCAATATCCTCCTAAATACTTCTAATCGCTTCTGTATACCCTCACTCATATATTTAGCGTTAAGCCCTGCCTTAATTTCCGCAAGGGAGAATAAAAGTTTTATAGACACTTCGCTTAAATTTGAAATATCCACGCTATTCAATGAAACCGCTGGTGTGCAGGATATGTCTAATAATGCTTGCCTCAATGTGTCGTACAGCATTTTAACCGCCTGGTGATTAAGGTTGCCACTTACAAGTTTAAAATCACTATCAGTATCAAGGTTAATCCCATTGCCTACTAAATTAGCGTCTATACCACCACTGGTAAGTTTCTGCCCTATAGCAACAGGAATGGGATTGTGATGCTTATACACTGTATCGCTAAATTTAGAAAGCAAATCCTCCATATTGTCTATAATGTTCACATAATCAAGCAAATCACTTCTTCCAAAATTCGGATCAAGTTCATTTTGATTCTTATATATTATTGGCAATCCGCTAATATTCTCTGCTTTATTCACTAAATGCAATGTACCGCCTTCATCTGTGTATTCTTCTACCCTATCATCGTAAAAAACAGTATAATAACTCACTCCATCAACAACGTAATATTCTACAAATGCAAGGTATTCATTCTGTGGCCCTATCACTGGGTAGCCATCGGCAGGATCTATTATTTTACTGCGGATTGTGCCTTCATCATCCACATAAACGTATTCATAAACCGTTCCATACTTTTGCATTTTATCGAGTATATCGAAATCAAGCCGGTAATAATCGCCCTTCTTATAAATCTTCTGGAATTTACTCACTACATTTTCATTGCCTGTTAGTGTTACAGGATTCTTCAATAAATAAGAAGTAGCAAAGTTTAGGATAGTTTTAGCGTAATTGAGAATAATTATCCTCGGATAATACTTTTTACCATTCCACACTTCCTCTTGCCTATTTAAAATTTTGTGTTTACCTGAAAGATATTCCTTTATGTCAAGTACTTCCTTAATCCTGCTTTGATGGTATAATTGTTTTACCTCGTCAGTAAACCAGAATTTGCTATTAGGATAGTATTTTTCCACGTATTCCCTTATGTCCATATTTTTATCCCCCTTAAAATTACTTTTAAAGCGTCTTTTTTTAAAAGGGGTATATAATTATACCCCAAAAATTAAAAAAGCCGTTTAAACGGCAATTTTGAAAGCGTTTATTTAGATGTCCACATAGTAGATGCCTTTAGATAAGCCTTCTACCGCAAAGCAACAAGCCATTACAAGATCATCGTGCTTGCCTTCGCCTCTTTTATTCCCTAAACTGCCTTTTTCGTTTTCCTGATAAATTTGCATTTCCTCCAATGTTTCACGGTCGTTTATTAAAATCATGCCGGTCTCGAATTGTTCTTTGAAACGCTGCACTATCAATTGTTTATTCGCTGTCGTTGTAGCAAAGCCCAACTGGTGTTTTTTCCTTCCTGCTTCGTTAAAAATGCGTTGTTTGTATAGGTTCATGTATTGGTAGTCTTCACGTAATTTTTGGAGTAATGGTAAGCCATAACCATTGCGTTCAACCACAAGGTAAGCGTAATTGTAGAAATGCCCTAAATCATTAACTATTTCGGCGAATTTATATACTGGTATATCATTGCGGTAAAATACCGCCACCTGTTCACCACTCGTATCAAATATGCTTACCGCCGAATAGTCGTTTACCCCTCCTGTTCCTGATGCAACGTCCACACCGCCATAGTAACGCTCTTTTGCTTTCGGAAGTTTATATAAAAATAATCCCTTGTTTAAGTAAGGGATTAGTGATTTCGGCAATTCTATACCCTGTAATTCTTCTTTCTGTAGGGGGAGGGGTAGATAATTCATGCGTTCTAGTATTTTTTGCATAGAAAAAACACCTACATTGGTAGAAAGGAAAGCCTCTTCTGGTGTGCTAGGATATTCTTGCTGGAATTGTTCTAGTGTCATATCCTGCAACTTCCACCGACGCCAACATATTTGTTGTAATTGTGCTCCGGCCTCGAAAAGCGGTATTTCGTCCTTTTCTAAATCTTTTCTTGAAAAACGCTGCCCATGATTTTGAGCCTTCCACCATTCTTCGGCAAGTTTGTATTCTTCACGGAATAACTCCTTATTTTCAAACCAGTTAAAGAAAAAGGCTTTATACTTACTTTCACCTTTGCTGGCTTTACGGTAAATGTTATAGAATTCATTTAATCCGTTGGCGGTACTCTCTAGAATAATCTTCGAATCAGGGTTTTTAGCCAGGGAGTTCTCCAGTCCTAACAACCCTTTTTCCTGTGCGTAATCAGTCCAGAAAGCAAATTCTGAGCAATGGATATACTCGCATGTAAAGGATCGGCCAAGTTCTTTGTTACCGGCGATTTTTACTATTACCCTTGAGCCATTCTCTAAAAATAACTCCATTTTATTATCTCTTTTTATTTTTGGTTTGTACTGGTCTGGTATTGAGTAATACATAGCCTTTAATCGCTCGAAAATGTGCTGCGTAGATTCGAGATTATATGAAAGTATCATTGTGGTAATGTTCGGTTTGTTACAAACAAGCCACAAACAATACGCTATCGAGAAGGTCGTAATTCCTAACTGCCTTGACTTAAGCACTATGTTATATTTTTCCAGCCCTTCAAGCAACCTCAATTGTTGCTCATTAAGGATAAAAGGGACTTCCTGCCCTTTATTGTCCACCATTTTCACAAAATTTTTGCACCAAAGACGGAAGTCATTGCGGATAATTTCAAGTTTCTTTTCTTTAGTTAACTTCGGCAACTGTTGTCACCTCCTTTGCAGCCAAAAAGAAAAAAGCCTAGTCTAACACTAGGCCGTCATCCTCTTCTGTAACTTCTTCGGGTTCTTCATAGTTCTGATTTTTCAGCCACCGTTTTGAAAAGAGTTTGTCCACTCCTTTTATACTTTGTTTCATCTCTTTTTGCAAAAGCAGGAATAATTTTATAGCCTTCTCATCTCCATTTTTCGCTTGTTCAATTACTTTATCGTATATCTCCTGTAAATCTTTCATGGCTCGGTTTAGGTATATCATTGTCACAATCGCTTGATAATGTGGTGTTTGTTCGAATTGTTTGTAACGTAGCATTGTTTTTTTGCCTCTAGCCTTCAGAAATTCTTCTTCACTTGCATAAACTATACCCTTGTTTGCAATGTCATTAGGAAACTTGAATTTCATATAGGCTTGTAGGTCTGGTGGAAGTTTTTTTATTGCCTGTTCTAACGTAATCATTTTCTATTCCTCCTTTTTGTTTGGTTACGTTTATTTAATTCCTTCAAATTTTCCTCTGCCTGTTTTTTCCATTGTTTGAGTAATTCTTTAAAATCAGGTTTTTTAGACAATTTAAGCCACCACCGAATATTTTATTTTGTTTCTGCCCACTAAAGCCGCCGAAAAAATTTTTCCACCGGGTGTTGATATTTTGGTGGTTTGAGGTGTAAAATAATAATGGGAGGAAAATTCTTCACTTGGTAACGTTAGGTCTAAATCGAAAATCTCACTCAATTCGGCAAGCCTTATGTCGCTTGCTAATTTTTTGTTCTCATCTATCCAAATTTTTCCGTATAGGTTATATTTACGTTTTATTTCTTCAAAATCTTTGGATTTATACTTGTATAAAATTTTTTGTAACTCTCGTAATTCTAAAACTTGCATATAATGAGCATTAGCAAGAATATCATTCAAATAATTCGAATAAAAACCGAGATAAAAACTATCAATAGCCAACAAAATCATTTTGGCTTCTTCGCTTTGGGGTAAAGGTATATCATAGTAACTCCAAATTTCAAGCAATGTGCTTCCTGCATACTTATCGAAGTAATTTTCGTGGCTAATACTATCAATTATATTCAAGTTCGCTGCTTCAGGATTATAAAAAGGGGTAACATGATTACCCCAACACTTGCCACGTATTAAGTCTATGTCTACTGCTATTGCTTCGTTAATTGCATCTTCTGCCTTATAAAGACAATGGAAATTGTAAAACCACTTTATTTTATAACCTTTAATCTTTTCTAGTAATTTGCAACTAAATAAACTATCGAGATCATTGGAAAGACACAGATCGTAATATTTATCTTCATTAACCCATTCTGGAAATTTTTCTCGGTATTCTGCTTTCATTTTGCTTCTCTCCTTTGTTTATTTTTTGTTTGGCAATAAATAAAGCAAGGGTGGAAATTACCCTTGCTAGATATTGTTAAGATTAATTACTATTGTTTCAGGTTCTGGTTCAGGTTTAGGTTTTTGTTTTTTCTGATAACTAAATTTAAAAATTTCTATTTCCTTTTCTAACTCCCACGCTCCCTTTGGTATTTCGCCATATTCGCTATCCTGGGGGGAAGGGGGGTTCGCCGGAATTTGGGGGGTTAGGGGGTTATTGATTTTTCTTTTTATTTCGTTTAATATTTTTATAGATTCTTCTATTGGCTTATTGATAAATTCCAGTTTTTTATCAATATTAATTTCATACTCATTATTTTTTCTGATATTTTTTTTGTACTTTTCCGAATATACCCATCCTTGATAATACGATTCAAGCATACCTAAAGCCTCCAGAATTTTAATAGTCTCGGAAAATGTTTTAGTACTCATTTGTGTTGCTTTTTCTAAATATTCATAACTAAAATAAGCCACTCCATCGTTTGCAAATCGTTGTATAAAACAATACACATGAAATATTTTATATCCTAATCTTTTGAGCAACTCAAAGTCATCTATATAAAATCTTGTATACGCACCTATATTTTCTGATAAAGTTATTTCTAATTCGTTATCATCAAAGACGTATTCAAGTATAAGACCATCTTTTTTAAAATATTCTAATGTTTCCAATATAAATTTTTTGTCTCTTCTTTGCCAACCTAAAGCAACAAGAATTTGACTAATTGAAATAAACACTTTGTAGTCAATTGTCCTTCTTCTGGCTAATAAAAAGTATAATGCAAGTTCTTTGCTTTTATTTGATTCAATTAACTTGTTAGGAATATTTATTTTTTTCATACAAACACTCCTTTGCTTTTAATTTGCTTTACATAAACACAATGTCCGATAGGTTTTTAATGAAACCTTATCGGTTATATAAGACTAGTATATATTTGTAGTATTAATTATTATTTATACCCTTTACTTTTGTCACATTTTTGTATCAAAAGTAAAGTGAGATGACTTTACTTTTGTAACATTTTTGTAGCAAAAATAAAGTCAACTTGACTTTATTTTTGTAACAAATTCGTATCAAAAGTAAAGTCAACTTTTATTCGTTTACACAACTTTTCTCTTTACGGTAATACTCGATAATTTTTTCTAGACCTGGTGCATTTTCAAAAATAAAAACTGTTCGTTCTGGGAGGTTTTTGTTAGGTTCAATATCCACAATCTTATAACCCTGCCTTAAAAGCATACGTGCCAATTGTGGACTTAAAATTACTCTGCATTTCTTTTGTTTTTGCATTTGGATTACCTCCTTTTGATTTTTTTACAAAAACAAAAAAGGAAAAACTACCCAAAAATTTCCTTTTTTGGGTAATTCCCCTTCCATTATTATTATATCTTCGAGATTTGGATTTATAAACATAACTTTTTGTTAAATTTTTGCGGCGATTTTACTTATAAACAGTTTTTTCCAGTGCAGTAATGCGTTTTTCATGGTCGGTCAGTTTAATAAACACACTTCAATGTAAACTCATCCATTTTTTAAAACTCTCTTTTTACCACAATTATATGGACTTAACTCAATATAGTATGTTATAATATGTTAAGAAAATTGGATATATTATATTAATTTTAGTTTTTAAGTAGTCAAATTGCCCAAAATTAATAAGTTAATCCATAAATGAAAGGAGATTACTAATGGACAAATCACGCCTTAGCCAAAAGGCATACTTGATAGGATCCATACTTTTAGGTCTTATTTTTATCGCTTACTACATCGATATAACGGATGCGTTATCAGGTTGGACTTGGAACCCTATTCGGGAATTATCAATTTAATTATTGGGGCCTGGTTTGTACTGTCGGCTATATGTTGGATTATTTATTACCTTATTGTTTTACCCACTAGATGGTTGATAACCTGGATAAAATCCGTATACGATACAAAAAAAAGAAACCAATTACAGTAAAAATTCAATGTATTTAAAAACTTCACAAATCTGCGTCTGTATTTGGTTAATTTTTATAACGAAATAAGAATTCATTCCGGTATCAATCATCTTCATCTAATTTCCATATTTTGCTATGTTTTGTAATTCGGCATAATACTTTTTATATTGCCTCAAAAATTCATCATTGTTGTATTGCGTAAGTATTTCATCGAATTTTTTGTCTCTCTCGTACACAAATATTATTTGGCGGTCAGTTATTCTTACAATTTCTTTTGGCTCTATGCCGAAAATTTTCAGATACGCAGCGAGCGAAAACGAAGAAACGCCGAAAAGGTCTCTATTTTCCATCGTTATTACCTCCTATCAAAAATTCTCTGTATCTTCTCAATTTCTCCGGCGCTATGTGACACTCTCCCCGCTCCCACCTGGACAAAAGCGAAATACTACATCCTATCGCTTTTGCTATTTCCCGAAGTTTTATGTTTTTTCTTCTTCTTTCCAGCATAAGTATTTCCCTTTCTTCCATCCTCCTCCCCTCCTTTTTGCAAAAAATTGAATGAAATTTAAAAAAAGAGAAGGGACGGCATCATCCCCTCTCCTGTTGGCGTGCTAGGGAATGTGCAGGATTGCTTATGTTGCTGTTAGTTTTATTACACAGTAAGTTCAAACATAGCGATAGCCTTTGGACTCAATACCTTCAAAGTAAGCTCTGCAACTACCTGTCCCTTGACGCTATCGCCTGTTTTCGCCAAAGGTTCGAAAACAGGTTCTCTTAAATTCGCTATTCGGAGATAAGCAGGGTCGAAAACTACCATCTTGTCAACAGGCATGTGCCTATTAAGAATAATGTTTACATTACCATAGTTTGTCTGAACACGTCTTACAACAAGTCCGAAATAATTATCCTGCATGGGTGCGATGTACTGGTATTTAGCGTCATATATAGCGTCGATGGCTTCTTTGAGATCGGCATTTACTAAAGCAACATATTCGTTAATTCCCAGTCCATTTTCCCAGAGTTTCTTAACTGTGGCTTTAAAATTGGCTTCATCAAGGTTTGCTCCAGTTACTTTGTTGCCTTCAGGTACAAATGAAATAAGTCCTCCCATTCTCCGTATGTAGGGGGTCTGGCTGCCATCATTCTTGACACCGTTTATCAACGCTTTTTCTATGTTGACCTTCATCTCTGCTAACCTGTCTGCTACTTCGCTAGCCATAAGGTCAGGTATTCCCGCTATGGAAGATGCACTGGCACTACCAGAAACTTCCACGCCTTTCAGGAATATCTCACAATAGTTCGATATTTCGGCTCTATTGCTCTGATAGAAAACAGGATTAGCACCTTCAGGGACAGAAATGTCATTTGTGGTATCCAGTGTTTTTTCACGCCATACCACAACAGGTGAGGTTGCCTGGTCTACCTGTCCTAGATTGAGAATAAGAGAATAAAGCGGCGTATCTGTCGGTGCTACTAGCCCTATTTCTGTGGCAAGAGATACTTTTTCTAGATTTGTAAAAGAATCAGTTTTTATCATTTAAATCATCCTCCTTATGAAAATAATTTTGAAAGTTTCGCCCCAATCATGCCAACGGCGTTTTTCTCGCTGGCATATCGGGAATAAGCGTCATTATTTTTGTGGTCTGAAGGTTTATAACTATTATTCAGTTTTTGGCTATCTAAAATCTTTTTAAATGCCTCTATTTTGGGTTTTAATTCATCAATAGAATTAACAACAAAGAAATCCTTAAAATCTTCAAGCCCATGTTCTTTTAAAATTAATTCCACTTCTTTTTGGAAAAGTGCCTTTTCTCTTTCCTCTAGTGCCTTTTCTGCATCGGATTTTTCAACTGGCTTATATTTCGAGAGTTTTTCCACTTGTGCCTTATATTGATTTTTTTCAGTAATTACTTCATCAAACTTGCTTTTCGGTATCCATTGCCCATTGCTTACTATATCAATTTTGTGATCACCTACCTTTGCCATTACCTGATTAAATAATTCTTCGCCAAGTAATTCTTTTAGTTCCATAATGCCTCTCCTTTCTGCTAACCTTTTTTACGGGTTGGCTCCCGCAAGCAGAAATTTTTAAACTTCTCTAGAAAACTTACCTTTTGCTTTGATTGGCTTATTATTACAAATCCCAGAAAACACGAAATATAAATCCCCTGTGCCTTCTGGGACAACATAGTCATAGAAATATTTACCAACGTCTAATTTATTAGAAGAATCAATTGTTATATTTTCTATCTCTTGTCCTTGTTCATCTAATATTTGTAAGTTTATATTAGAAGGATCAATTTTTTCATTCTCGAAATTCCGAAACTCCACATAAAGCCTTATTGTATCTCCTACAAGTGCCATTACTCTATCCACCACGCTTTCGAAAGGTTTTCCAGTTTTCCTGTTCTGGAAAGGTTTTCAATCGTACCTGCATGACTTAAATTTTCAAAATAAAATACCCTTGCTTTTCCTCCCGAAAATAGCAAAGGTAATTTTGCAAAAATACTTGAAAATATATGTTTTATATATGCAATATTTACTTTATTTGATTTTATTTTTCTTTCTATCTTCCCATTAATAGGCAAAATGTATGAAGTTAAATCAACCTTCCTTGAAATTACTGTTCTTACTTGCTTTTCTACACTGGAATAAATTGGTTTTATGAAACTTGATATATATTTTTTAGTGCTTTTACTAGTACTTGAGTAAAATTTATTAATAAAACTTTGTCCTGTTTTATTACCTTTTATTAATTTCGAAGTATCACTTGAAATTGTTTCGATAAAACTTGTAATAGTTATATTCCCACTTTTCCCCGGCACTCCAAAAATCCGCAGATACGGGTAATCGCCATTTATGCCCCATACATTTGCAAAATCCCAATTCACGTAAGTGCTTTGGTTTTTCATTTCAGCGGTTGTTTTTCCTATACCGCCAGCGGAAATGGTCTGACCGCTAGTTTCGATGTCCCAGTATGAATCAAAGACGGGTGGCGTAACGGTGTATGATCCTACTAAACCGCCATTATAATTGTTCGGATCAGGTGTTACTGTCACTAATCCGGTAGAATAGCACTTTTCTACCACTGCATTTGCACTTACACCATGTCCTAGAAGTCCTCCTACCCTGCCTTTCCCTGTGACACTAGCGCGAGAAAAACAATTGCGAATAATACCAATATTAAACCAACCTACAATACCGCCTATCCCATATTGTCCTATTATACTGCCTTTGGTATAGCAATTTTGGACTGTACCATTGTATAAATACCCTACAATGCCACCAACATAGTTTACTGCGTTGCCTGTTATGTTGCAATTTTCTAACCCTAAGTTTTGCACTATACCACCATTATTGATATATCCAAAAAGTCCAACGTTAGCGGCAGAAACGTTAATTGTTAGGTTTAAAATTTTGTACCCTTTACCGTCGAAGTGTCCAGTGAAAGGACTTGAAGAAGTGCCAATCGGCGTAAAATTACCGAAACCAGCCATATCAAGGTCATTGGCCAATTCGTAATATGCACTTAAATTATTTCGTACTGCGTTTAAATCGGCAGGTGTCTGTATTCGATAAGGGTCTGTCTGTGTGCCGCTGCCAAGCATGTTTAATCACCGCCTTAAACTACCTGCGGCACTTGTATTTCATGGATAACTGTTAATTCGTCGTTCTCGTTTTCCATCGTAAACGGCGTGAAGGTTTCCACGCTAAAAGGATTTCCACCTGTGGCTACATTGTATATAGCACTAGAAGCAAAGGTTGTGGGTAGGGTAATATCTGCATCACTGCCTTTAACTATGATTTGTAATTTTAGGGTTTGATCTCCTGCATTATGCGTCCATGTTACTCTAGGATCAGCAGGAGAAAGCCTCAAAATAGGATTTCCTGCATCATCACGCAATTCTATGTATTGCCAGTTTGCTTGCATATAGTCCCTGATATTTTGATAACCCTCTGGTCTGATTTCAGCCATGTAAATCACCTCCAATTCAAATTTTTGAATTTTAAAAAAAATAAAAAAAGAGGCATGAAACCTCCTGATAAAAACACCAAGATTGTAAAAGTTTTTAGTGAATGAGTGGGCTGCAATTCTCCCTCATATATTTAAAAGACATTTTTTTTGAAAAAATTATCACTTTTTCCTGTAATTATCACATTTTTTACAAATACTTTGTAATCCATCTTTGTTTCTGCGGTCTGGACTAAAATATTTTCTAGTTGCCAGATACACTTTCCCACATTTAGAACAGGTTTTATACTTACCACGTGCTTTGATTATACCCCTCCATTAATATAATAGCAATTTTTTGAGCGTTTTTCCTCGATTTTCCTGCAATTATCCGAAAAAATAGAGGCTTAGAGCCTCTAACCCAATCTTGCTTCTAAGTATTTGTCTTGATAGTATATCTCCATTATTTCATTGATGTAAAAATTTACTAATTCAATCTTTTCTCTCGTCGTTGGTATTGTTTTTTGCAAGAGGAAATTCCCCATTTTTGCAAAGGTTTTTCCCCAGGCACCGGTGGGGAATTTTTATGTTAACTTAATTGCCTCATGAGTGATTGCCTCATCCGGTAGCTTTGACCATCAAAGATCAATAGGTAACTGTGGTGTATTAGCCGGTCAATCATTGCTGCTGTCATCTGCTCATCGTAGAAAATGCTCGCCCAGCGGCTGAATTCCAGGTTAGTGGTAATTACTACACTGCGACGTTCATAGCAGTCCGAAATCACCTGAAAAAGTAGCTGCGCTCCTTCGCGGTCCAAAGGAACATAGCCCCATTCGTCGCAGATCAGAAGATCTGGTTTGGAAAGCTGTTTCAGTAACCCGGAAAGTTCACCTCCCTTCCGGGCTTCCACCAGCCGGTTTACCAGCGCTGCAGTGCGGAAAAACTTTACGTTGTAGCCTTTTTTACAGGCCTCCACACCGATGGCGGTGGCAAGATGGGTTTTGCCGGTTCCCACGTTGCCGTAAAGGATCAGGTTTTTCTTTTCTTCGAGAAATTTGCAATCTTTTAGGTCCTGCGGTGTAAGCCCCTGCGGGAGTTTGATTTCATCGAATATGTAGCCGGCAAAGGTCTTTATCGTGTAAAAGCCCGCATTTTTCAAAAGCCTGTCCTTTCGGCTTGCGTCTCTGTGCTCCAGTTCTAATCTTAGCAGCTTCAGCAGGTATTCTTCATGGCTTTGAGCCTCGATCTTGTCGCAGTTTTCCACTAGATTGCGGCTGAGTTTTAATGCTTTACAGCAGGCGGCGATTTCGTCCTTCAGCATAAATTGGCACCGCCTTTCAGAAAGGCTTTGTCATAGTCTTCTGCATTGAAGCGGAATGCAGTGAGTTCAGGAACCCCTTCCGGAATCTTTACCGGCTCCAACTGCGGGGTTATACCCGTTATCCTGTTATGGATGGCTACGAGGCTGTCTAAATCCTGCACTCCGTAAAGGAGAGCCTCGGCTACAGCGTTCACAGCCTGTTCAAAACTGCTTTTGGTACAAAGCACAGCCAAAGCCTTGAGCGCTTTGCCGCGCTCACTTTTGCTTAAGCCGTCGAGGTATTCCCGGAGTGGGTCCGGCAGCATGCTGTATATTCCCGAATACTTAAGGGCTCCCGGACAGCGGGAAAGCTGGGTAAGATATGGCAGCCAGTCCATGCTTTCTTGCTTGTTGTCCCCGTAAAGCCGCCGGTGGCGCACGATTTCCCGGTGGCTCTCATCCAGCGGTATGACCTCATGGGCTGTTATCTTTACAAGCACCCGGCTGTTGGCGTATTTGGGGGCGGTAGAGTATAGGTGCTTTCCACCGTTCAAGCTGAATTTGGCGTAGGCGTTGGTTTTGACTGTTATGTAACCGGCTACCTCGTAAGGAACGGTAGGCAGCTCAAGCAGAGCCTTACGGTCTTCATTAAAAAGTTCGGCTATGGATGCCTCCTTCCGGTAGTGTTCGCGGTGCATGTCCCGGTCGCACAATCGTAAAAGTTCGCGGTTAAAATCCTCCAGCTTTTCAAACCTGGGGACCGGGACAAGGAAGTTGCGCCGGTGGTATCCCACCTTGTTTTCCACATTACCCTTTTCATGGCCGGAAGCAGGGTTACAGAATACCGCTTCAAAACCATAGTGCTGCTTGAACCTCAGGAAGGCGTCGGTTAGTTTGCGCTCTCCATTTTTCGAGAGTTTCACGATAGTGCTGGCGTTATCAAACCATAGCTTACGGGGTACTCCCCCCAAGTGTTCAAATATGTCCTTAAGTCCCTGAAACAGGCATTCCTGGTTTTCTCCCTTGAAAAGCTGGGTATATCCTACGTTACTGTAGGGAAACGACAGGTTCAGATAAAATCCGTGATGCAGCGTCCCGTTTTCGTAAAAGTCTGCCTCACCGAAATCCACCTGCGCTTCACCCGGGATATGTTCCAGCGGCAGACGACATGAGTTGTCCTGGTACAATTCTTTTTTTCTCATGGCTACGTAGCCTGCTACGGTGCGGTAAGAACAGTTAAACTTATCTTGGTATTTTTCACAGAGCCTGTCATAAATCCTTTTGGCGGTATGCCTCTGCTTTTTGCGAGCTTTTTTATCTTCTTCAAGCCACTGATCTATATCCGCCTTGAAAGGGTCGAGTTTTGGGAAGGTATGTTTAACTTCTTCAACTTTAACCCTGGTGTTCCAGTCTTCTTGATAAATATACTTGCGTATAGTTTTTCGGTCTTTTTGGAATTCCCGGGCTATCTCGCTGATATTTTGCCCTTTCATAAAGAACGCTTTTCTGATATTATCAATATGGGTCATTGTGAGCATCCTCCAATCCTCCCTTGCAGTTAAGATTTCCCTAACTACAAGGGTAAAGGTTTTTAGGGGTGCCTGCAATGACCTTTGCAAATTTGGGGATTTTTGAGTTGCAAAAGTGGGGATTTTATTTTGCAACTCTGTCCATTTTAATTATGCAATAAACATTGGTATTGTTTCTAAATACTCCAAAAACCTGTCCGACACTTCCCTACCACATACATTGTGGTATGTTTCTTTTAGTGCTTCGATCCGCCTTCCTAAAATTTTTCTTTCATCAAGTTCCAGCATAAGCATACCCTATACCTCCTATTGGTTTATTTTTTGGAAAAAGTATTCAATCCTATCATATAAAAAATCCCAAAATACAACCATTTCCTCACCGTTTTTATCAATGATTCTTTTCCCTGCTGGAAATAGCGGAAAATCCTCAACCTTAAATTGGGATAAATCGAAATTTTCTTCAAGCCACTGGAGGACTTTTGTTTCGCCGCTGATCACCCTAAATATTATCTTTTCGTCAAGCTTTAACATGGGCATACCTCCATACCTCCTGTTAGTTGGTTTTTTATCAAAGTAATCCATGCCAAAGCCACTTCTTTTGACGCAGGTTTTACACTACGATAATATTCCAATTTCTGGTAAGTTTCGAGTAAGACTTTCCTTGATGTTTTTTCGATCTTTTGAGCAACAGTCATGTAATTATCACGTAAAGCACTCGCCAAAAATCCTTCGAAGTTTCGTATTAGGTGGCTTTTGGCAAACATTTCCATGTAATTTAGTTTTTCAAGGATGTAATCATAAGAATATTTTTTTAAAAGAATAACAAATAATTTCCAATTCCTTCTTCCAGTGATAGCGTGAAACTTATCCACAAGGGTGTTTGTGTTATTTTTTTTATTTATCTCAGTATGATTCATATTAGTATGATTTGGTGGTAAATTTGTCCATTCAGTTTTTGTCATATTGTCCATTCTTGAATGGACATCGCTGTCCACTCTGGAGGTGAAAAATTCTTCATCTCTGGAATATGGCTTAAGTACATAGATGATATTAGGTCTGGAAAGTCCTTGTCGCTTTTCAAGAATTAGCCCATATTCCTTGAGTGCTTTCATGTATCTTACAACAGTTTTTATACTAATTTTCATAAAATTTGCAATTTCTTCTCTAGGGTAGATTATATACACGTTTCCGTTTTCGTCCGCCCACCCATTCTTTTTGGATAATTGCATCCTTTCCAACAAGACGGCGTACAGTAATTTAGCACCGTCAAGCAAATCACGATAATTTTCGCTCGTGAAAAGCGTTTTTGGAATTATCAAAAATTGCATATTGTCAATCTCATTTATCTTGTAAAAATTAGCCTCCTGCATTTTCCTTGCTCCCTTACACAAAATCCAATTTACTGAGGGGATTATATTTCTCGTTTTGCTCTTTTAAGGCCGTCCCCCATAAAGCAACGTAACGCATAGTCATCTCTATCTTGCTGTGCCCTAAAATTTTTTGTAGCGAAAACACATCCCCGCCATTCATTAGGAAGCGGTGAGCGAATGTGTGCCTAAATGTATGTGCGGAAAGCCGAACGTCTCGAAAATTCATTATCTCTTTTAACCTCTTAAACATACACTTAACTGCATCCGCAGTCATTGGTTCATTTTTGCTATTGACAAAAACATAATCGTTCAATTTACCAAAATATCGCTCACAAAATACCTTAAACTCCGCTAATTCTTTCACTAATTTTTCGGTTAGCGGAATACTTCTTTGGATACGTTTTTTCCCAAAAATTGTCATTACTTGATTTACAAAATCTATGTGTCGCCATTGAAGGTTTACAAGTTCGCCAAGTCTTATGCCTGTGCCTAATAGTGTTACAATGATGGTATAATCTCTATAAGCCCAAAACGCTTTATCTCTGGTTTTAAGCCTTCGGTAATAGGTAAGCATTTGCCTGATTTGATAGTCGGTAAATACTTCAATTTTTACATCCTCTTTTAAATAAGGAATTGGCTTCGCTGGATTGTTTTTTTCATCGTATATTTCGATTTCTTCTAGGTAGTTAAAGAAAATTTTCAGATTGCGTATTTTGTGATTTAGTGTTACTGGATTATTGCTTCGCTCATTTTGGCAGTGGATGAGGTAATTTTTTATAACTCTAGGTGTAATATCCGAAGTGTCTATTAGGTTATTGTCGGTGCAGTAATTGTGGAATTCTTTTAGCGTAATTTCGTAACCTTTCAAAGTCTCTGGTGATAAGTTTTTAAATTTGCGATCGTCAAGAAAATCCTGAATAGCGAATTTAAATAAAATAAAAACCAC